TGACTCTTCTGAAACTTAGGAACTGGCTTCTGGATCTTCTTAGAAGCAAACTTCACGCCCTCTCGGAATGACTTAGCATCCTTGAGAACTTCGATCAATCGGGCATCATCAGCTTGAGCAAAGTCTCGATCACTGAATCCATACTGGCTAGATAAGAAAGTCTTTAATGCAGTCATGTCACTGTTAAAGGTTTCTGGGTTAGTCCATGCAGGGTTATTCTCGATCATCCTATTTCGTTGCTGAGTGAGATGTTGTTGCCTTTGTTGCGTGTTTTGTTGAGTAGCAGTAGAACTAAGGTTCTGCTTCTCCGCAACAATGGCTCTCTGGGCTTCCTGTACTTCGATAGCCCTAGCTGCATAGTCTTGCTTCGCTGCTGCATATTCCGCAGGATTCTCGACTCGCAACCTGTCCCAATCAATATTGTTGAACTCACCGACTAACTTCTCTGCGAGAAAATTAGACATGGCTCCAACACTTTCAAGTTTGTCCTTGTAGTCCTGAGCAACCGCTCCCGCTTGTTCCTGAAATTGCTTACGCTCTTCGGCCAATAGTTGTGACTTCTGAGTGTTCGCTTGGTTGTTCTGATAACCCATTACTAGGTCTTTCATTCCAACCGTAGCTGATTCACCATTAACCTTAGTATTAATGCCCTTCAAATTACCTTGTTCATCAAAACTAAGTTGGCCCTCATCTACACCAAGGATGGATTCCCAAGAATCATCATCCTCTTCTTCATCAGACTCATCAGACTCATCTTCGTTAGATTCTTCGGGTGGAGTTTCCTCTTCTTCTGAATCAGCTTCTGTGTCTTCTTCATCTAGCTTTCCAGTGGCAGGTTTTGCCACCTTCTCTTCTGAACTATCACCTGATCCACCACCTACTAATAACTCAGCGATTGAATCAGCTTGACCTTCCGCAGACAGACCTTGGCTATTGTCTACATCTTCGAATGCGGCAAAAATGCCCATCCTGCTCAGTGTTGTTCTTTTAAACATTATAATTCACCTGTGGGTTCGTTGCCTTCTTTCATTTTAGTTGCCATCTTGCCAGTATTGATTATGGTTTGGATATCGTCTTCCATAGCATCAAGTACTGACATGATTCTCTTAACTTCCTGCAACTCTTCGATTTGATCTATCTTCGCTATCAAAAAGTTTTCGTATAAGGTCTCTCGTTTTTTGGCAATGAAGGCTTTTATAAAAGTATCATTCGCCCGTTGAGCCACTTGTCCGAAATGTATCTCTTCTACGATTCTGTCATCTGGTGGGTTAGACATCCTCTCTGTTCTCCTGATAGTTAGCGTTCTGCTCTGTCTGACTAGCCGCTTCGATGCGGGTTAGTTCCAGTGCTGTGTTAGTTTCCATTTGCTCATACTGCAAGTCGATCTGGGCGCTCTTACCCATAGTATCCGCTATTGCCTTGGCTTCGTCCAGTTGAACCTTCATGCCTGCAAGTTTCGCTTCATACTCTTGCTTCATGTGAGTCAACTGGTTCTTAGCCTGATCGGTCTCACTCTTCGCTTTGGTAGCTTCCTGCTTCGCCTGAACTTCGCCCAGTGCTGCATTGGCTAAAGTTGTCTGAACCTTCATCTGCTCCATCTGCATCTGTTCGTTCTTCTGTTGCTCCTGCTGACCCTGCTGACCAATCTGTTTAGCGTTGGCCTGGCCCTCATTGCTCTCTGGATCAATAAAGTACCGCGTGGCACTGTTAAGACCTGAAAACTTACAGAAGTCATCCATCGCGGTATAAATTTGCTTTTCTTTAAGTATAGTCTGTTTCGGATTAGCCAGTATTCTTTCTTGCATTGCAATAACTTGTAATATAGCTGAAACTTGCGACTTGTGATCACCAGTGCCAGTTCCTACTCTGACTGTACACTGGGTTCTATCTAACCATTCGGAGGGATTGATCTTTTGCCATTGCCCTCGGAATCGGAAATCGGTGACAGCATCGACATGCTTTACAGTAAGATCCCTGATCTTAATGCACAGCGGCTTGATTCCCGTCTCAGCTATAACACGAACGATGAGACCCACCAGCTCTTCCTTCGCGTTCATGAGACGATCGACCCCTTGCGAGCCAACCCTGTCACCGATATTACTTGGTGTAGCGGAACCGTCAGCATCTACGCCTGTACGACCTGCCCTCACTTTATCTAAATACTCCATCATATTGTAGGAGTCTTGGCCCAGTTGAGGCGTAATAAGAGGCTGGATAGCGTTAAGACGCTTTGCTCTAATTATGCCGCCCGGTCTCGATACCAATAGGTCGTCCATGTTGACTTGATTTTCTACAACAACATTACGCTGATTATTTTGCAGATACATGTTGTCCATCATATTACGCCAGATAGCGGTCTTATGATCTTGGATCTCTCTAAGCCTGTCTGTAATAGACAGTCCTTTAAATTTGTGTGACATCAAGAATGTAGTCGTTGCCACCCAAGGCATACACTCTACTTCTTCTATCTTTAGCAGGTCTGTTGGGGAATCGCCGCCAGCAACAGTAACCTTCATTAATTTAGAGATACCTGTCTGATCAATGTCCATTTGCATAAAGCATTCAGATACTTCGATCAATCTCTGGCTGTCATCGCCGGAATCTACTCGGTCGTAGAACACTGACTCATCTTGCATAGAGAATCGGTACTCACGATCATAGTAGTTGGCTCCTTCAGGAAGCTCTTGGGTTTCTTCGAATGAGATGTCGTACTGTTCCATAATGTCTGATACAGACATAAGGTTGACATGAGCTGTAAAGCGAGCGTTATCGAGGTTAATAGAATTATGCTGCGCATTCAGCCTGAACTCCTCTGGTGGGACTGGATCAACATAAATCTGACCTCTGGTGCGGGTTACTGCCAATTTAACGTCATACAGCACTACAGGCTGTTCTAGCTGCTGTTGCATTTGCTGCATTTGCTGCGCCATCTGCTCGTGCATCTGCTGCATCTGCTGTTGGGCTTGGGGATTCTGTTGTGCTTGCTGCTGCATCTGTTGCATGTGCATTTGTGCTTGCTGCTGCATCTGTTGCATCTGCATTTGGATCTGTTGGTTCTTCTGCTCGGTCTGATTCTCGTCTATATAGTCGGACTGCTCAATGATCTCAACACCCTCGGACATTACCAGTGCCTGAAGTTGCTCTTCTGTTATCCCAGTGTAGTCAGAAGATTTAGTCTCATCTCGCTTCGCGTAGTAGACTTTCAGAATACCGTTGGCCTGCATGAGCGCGTCTTTAACGAATTGATGTAGGATAATGAAGCCATCGTTCTGCTTCATGAGTACTTCATACACGTACTCACTCTCCATCTCGGCTTGCTGCTCATCACCGTCATGAACCGGATCAAATATCACGACTTCATTGTTCTGAGTAAACGACTTCATGATCTGTGGCAGAATCCACTCTATCGAGTCGGCTACGTCCGTAGAAGTTACCTGAGAGCGTCCTTCTACCTCTCTGCCATTAGGTGCGCCTAAGTAATACGCAAGAGACTGCTCCAGATCAACGTTACCATCGCCATTGTATGAAGAGGTGCTCGAAAGCGACAGCTCCGAAGCGACTATTGATAATATATCATCTTTAGAGAGCATTATTAAACCACCTGTTGATTGGTTGCGCTGTAATCAATTTTAGAGTTCCCTACTGGGCCTGTAACACTTGAATCTTCCCCTGCACCTAGTAATAGGTACTCTGCTGCTTCGCATACGTGGGAATATATCCCCTTGTCAGGCTCGTCTTTATACTTCTCGTCACCTGTCACTTGGACTCGCTTGTACTTGAACCCTCCTGCCAGTCCCTTTATCAGAGTCTTGCAGCGTGGGGATATAAGTATACAGGGTTCGCCTGACATGTTGTTCATCAACAACAGATTACCTAATGTTTCTCGCCTAATGGTCACATCGTTAGTAAAGGCTGGAGATGCCATTATACCATTGTTCCAGAGAATGTCGAATGGTGTGTTATCATCGACTTGAGACTTCTGCTCGCCTGCTGGATCGCCTGTTATCTCGGCAAACTCCAAGTCCCTGTAATTTTCGTTGATATGCTTATTAACTTCCTTAGAAAACTGCGTAGCGCCCATGTTCTGAGTGCATACTTCGCTTAGGAATCTCCACTGCCCATTGACTTTCTGCGCGAATGTAATTGCTGGAGTTCTCCCGAAATCAATGCCCGCGTATATCTGTGCTCTCGGTTCAACTTCCAGCTCTGTCGTAGCAACATGATTACTGGTATGAAAATTAGGATGAACAGGCTTCCCGTCCATAATAAACCCGTACTTCCCATGCACATATACATCTATCCACTGCTGGTCATGACCAACTAACAAGTTATTGTAATAGCCGGGGGGTAAGTTTTCGATATTCTCTGCATTCTCTGCCATACCGGAAGGCTGTTTAAAGACTTCCCAAGTAAGAGGGCGCTCTTCTTCAAATATTCTGTACCACCAGTGATCAACGTCCATGAGGTTCGTGTCCATAATGACACCAAACCAAGACGCGCCTCCCTTTCGCTTGCTCGGATAGCGTCCCACCCGCCCTTGTACCCCATCAAGTATAGCTTTAGGTACTTCCTTAGCCTCGTTGATCCAAGCTCCGGTAACTTCAAGTGACAAGAGCTTCTTAACATCATCAGGACGGTCGAGTGCACGAAACATTACCTCCAAGTGGACATCATTGAACTTGAGTGTGTGAGTTAGTGTACCTTCTCTCCAGTCGCCCATAGCTTCGGGGAACCAGTCGTGCCATGTCTTTATAGTGGTATCCTGCAACTCTCGATACGAGTTACGAATGACCACCCAGCGAGAGTACCGTATTCCATCGGGCGCTCTACGCTGCCTATTCGCCCTAAAGATGATCTCTAGGCAACATCCTACGCTCTTGCCACTGCCGAACGGGCCGCAGAGTCCTCGTACAAACTTATCAGACTTATGAAACCGCTTGAGTGTGTCGGCTGCTACATAATTGATCGCAATCTCTTTCTCATCTTCCTGCGGAACGTCTGGAGTGTCATCATCCAGAAGATCGTCCAGTTCATCGAGTTCTACTTGGTGAGTAGTGTGATTCATGTGCTATTACGCCGTTATGTTAAAGACTATTGGAAGATTACCCTTACCAGTGTCCAGTGTTAAAGTGGAATGATCCGGTAAGACCTTCCTTAATAGGATCTCGGCACAGCGAATATCATTGGTACTCATAGAATACTTAACTTTGTTGCCATTAGGGTCAAGGGTTGTAAGTCGCCCCAGTGCATTGTCCTGTAATCGCAATATTAATGCTTGGTGATCTATGCTAAGACGGGACTTGTCATAGGTCGGCTCAAACATGGGTATTGCTGGCATTAGCTCTCCCATCTCTTTCTCCAATGGTAGTTGTGTTATGTAATAGGTTATCGGTGCTTATATGCGGAGTATAGATCATGGGCGCGTATAATGCAAGCGGCTTGGTATGTCAAGGATTTTTAGAAAATAATATTTAGAATTATTTGGGGGTTGTACGTGTTGATGCCTTTTGCTGGGATTTAAAATTTTTTAGGAGTGTTGTTCGTGGACAAGGATGTTGTACGTGTACATTTCTATATATGGTTTCTGCGCGTCTTTGATGCCCTTGACTTTGACGAGCCGCCGCACCCCCCACCCTTCCATTTGAGAATCTTCCAGCCTCATCAACCCACTGTATATCCAGACAGTATAGACACAGACACCTAAACATGCTAGACAATAGTACTGTGTATCCAAACAGGTAGGACGGTATTCTCATATAACAATACCCGACTGGGAAAACACGCCACACAACTCACACAACATGCATAGTACACGTCCTAAGTCAATAACTATTATGTCGCTACCATGTACAGTATCATAATGCAACATGGCCTTTAAACGCTGTCAGCGTCCATGTACTGTACGCAGCCAGATACCTATATAATCATAAGCGTACATGTACGATCGTTGATTAGAGACAAAGTACTGTGTACATGTACAGCACGTGTACTATTCCAATAAGGGGCGGCATTATTGGACGTGTACGGTTATAAAGTTGTGTGTGTTCCTTTCTTCTTTTTCATACTCAGCCCTGAGATAG